GAGTATAAGAACGAGCATTGTCCTCATTAGAAACCTCTTCGTCAAAACGACGAGCAGGAGTTTTACCTTGACCTAACACATACTTAAGACGCTTCTCAAGATCATCATAAGACTTGAACTGATCAGGAGCAGTTACAGCAGAAAGAGAATACTCCTTCTTCCATAGTGCTTCTAATGCATCATCATCTTCAAGAAGTGGTGATGGAGAATCAAACTCTGACTTATCATAGTTCCAGAACCCATCCTTCTTAACAATTTTCAACTTGAAGTTTGCACCTTGCCAGAAGTCATAAGGATTGATTGGTGATTCATCCTCAAACTCAGGCTGCATTGCCTCCATAACTTTGTCAAAGATCTTCTTACCAAACTTGAAGAGAAATACTCCACCCTCGTTTTGAGGATTGGTAGGATCTTTAACAACATAGATGTTGCTATAATAAGATAACTTACGCTTTTGCTTGCGAACAGTATCCTTATCAGACTCATTACCACTGTTCCATAGTTCTCTGTTATAATCAGAGACTGGATCTTTACCACCTGTTGTGGTTAATGAGTTCTCAATATACCACCCACCTGGTCCTTGAAAGGCATGGGAGTATAGTTTTGCCCACGGAATATCCTCACCTTCAGGGGAAGGTAAGAAACGTATGACAGCAAAACCGTTTCCAGTTTTGTCTAGTTCTGGTTTCCAAAGGCGGTCATCACCACCTCCACCAGTATTATTCATTTTCTCTACTTCTTTAACTAATTTTTGTGTTAAAGATCCTAGAGAGGATTGTTTTTTTAAATCCTTAAAAGACATTCAGATTACCTCAGATTTTTTAGATTTGGCTTTTGTGTGATTCCGTAATGATATCAATCAACTTGGTTTGTGTCAAGTTGCTGTTTCATCATGTCAACCATTTGAGACATTTGATTAAACAATACACTCATGTCAACATTGGAAGGAAGTCCCATAAGAGTAGCAGACCTTGCGATCTCCTCCCTCATTTTCTTCGCTTCAGGATCATCAGATAAACTCAGTCTCGCATAAAGAACCTGCTGTTTATTAAGCAGTCTCTCTAGGAGTCCAATATGATAGGATTTATCTTCATGATTCATATAGGCAAATTTCATTATCTGCCCATACACCTCCTCCTGAAGTTCAGAGATTTCAGTCATCTCGGCTCTAACTATTTCAGAGTCGAAGAAACTCATTCACTTTCCTCATTATCAACCACTTCAACAGTACCAGTTTCTGGTGCTGCATCTGCTGCTTTACTTTCTTCGATCTGTTCTAGTACATCAACTGCACCTAAAAGTTTCATACGAGTCTCAGTTAAAGTGTTTAACTGATTCGTAATTTCTTTCAACTGTGTTCTTAAATTTTCAAGAACTTCTGCATTTTCAAGAGCCATGAATGACAACCTCCTTCAGGATTTTTTTGTAACGGAATATATCAATATTTAGGAAGGGAGAATACTTTTTTATTTTACGACTGACGGTTTCCCACACAGGGTCTTTCAATCGTTTATCAAAGTCTTTCGCATACCCAAACACTTCATTACATATTACCATAGTTTCTATGGATATGTCACCCCCCAGATAACTTTTCAGTATGGGTGGGTGACCTTTAGAACAATCAAATACATCATCCACTTTCTTACCATCAAACAAACTGTCAATTTCTTCTCTAAAAACATATGATAATGATTGAACTTTTTTCTTCCACTCAGTATATCTTCCTTCACCATCCTTAATCATCTCACCAATCCACATGGTTGCTGGATCTGTAGAGTATATAAAATTAGATACAAAGAACTCTTCTACTTCTTTATCATTTTTCTTTCTTGCGAATTTCTCAAACCAAAATCTGTCCTTCCTCTTATAGAAGGCTTGCTTGGTTGCTCTTGTCTTTCCACGATACTTAATATAATCGTAATGGTCTTTAGTAAAGTGATTTTTTAATGACAAATAGCAACGATATGCATCAAAGGCCATCATTTACCTACCTTCTCTTGATTTATTTCTAATGGTAATATGATTACCTTCAATTGTAAACTTCAAGTAATCTCTATGACTCCAACCTAATTTTTCATACATCTTGTTAAGTTTATCCATATCTTCCCATAGATCTGTGGGAGTGGGTTCTCCCCAAAAAGGATTGTCATCAGGATCATTCATAGTGGTAATTTCGCTCTTGAACTTCTCTTTAAAAAATTAAGTTCCTGTGCTTCATACTTGATTTTTTCTTTCAAAGGTTTAGAAATAAGTTTAGGAACTGATTCTAAATCGATTGCATTTAAATCACAAAAATAAACAATAGCATCAATGTAATTTAAATTTTCTTGTTTTTGAACGAGTTGTTCAATTTCTTGTGCGAAACGGGCAGGACAAAAGAATTTATCTTTCAATGCCTGTTCTAGTTCATTCTCCATTGTCTGACCTAGTATTGTGAGATACAAATTCTTTTATATACCGAACTAATAATTTAATATAATCCCCTTTGTTTCTTTTGTCAAATACTTTTACATCACCACTAGGTGTAACCATAATAGTGATAAGTTTTTTGACAGGGATTTCAGTTAGTTCGTAGTAAGCAGCCGCATAAAAAGTTTCCTGAACGAAATAGTTTTCCAACCATTTCTCAGGTTTAATCTTCCCAGATGTTTTAAAATCTATGACCGCTAGTTCACCTTCATATTCTGCTATACAATCGACTCTACCTGCAAGACCAAGGTACTCAGAGTAAAGGGTTCTTTCTATAGCATGTATGTTATTTATCTTGTCCAAATAAGGTTTGGCATGATGGAACATAAACTGGGTTGCAGGTTGAAACTCATTCCAATCTATTTCGTTGTTCCTCATATACACTTCAACTGCTTCATGGAAATCAGTTCCACGAGTAGTTGCTTTCTTAGTAATACGATTTGCTTCCTCAATACCAACTCGCTTACGCCAGTCAATAAAGATCTGTCTATTATAAAAAGAAGTTACTGATGTAATAGAAGGAACCCAACTACCATCAGGTAATTGATACAGTCTACAGCCAGGGGTTTCTTTTTTCTCTAGTTCAATGTCACCTAAGAAATTATGATGGGTAAAATTCATGCACCAGATTCCAATTTAGCAAGAAGATATTCTTTACACAATCCAGAACGAACAATATCATCGACTCCAAATTCTATAAGATCAAATGATGGCATGATCCTAAGAATCTTCATAAAGTCACTAATACCATTCCTCTCATTTTGTTTCAGAAGATCGGTTTGAGTTGCATCACCACAGAACATAATCTTGGTGTTCTCTCCAACCCTTGTTATTATACTATCAAGTTCGTGAAAATTCAAGTTTTGAAATTCATCAACTATAATAATTGCTTTATCAAAAGTTGTTCCACGAATGAATGATGTACTCCAGAAACCAATAGTTCCTTGAGTCTTAAGATTACCATAGAGCATTTCAAAATCTGCTTCAGTCGGCATCTCAAACATATACTTTACCATATTCTTATAAGGAATCTGATAAAGGAATGACTTATCCTCATGATCACCAGGCAAGAATCCTATCTCTCTAGTTGCCACTAAAGATCTTACAATGTATATCTTTTCATATGGTGTACTTTGATCCAGTACATCACACAATGCATTGTAGAGTGTGACAAAAGTTTTACCAGTTCCTGCTGCACCATATGCTATTAAATTTTTACCAGATTCGTAAGCATTAAATAATACCTTTTGATTTTCAGTAAGAGGTTCAACCTCTCTCATAGAATCTGCATTAATTGGCTTCTTTCTTTTCATCTGTTTAGCGGTTAAACCAACTCCAATGGGTTGATCTGCTTTCTTTTTACGTGGCATACTGTTTAATCAGGGTCGGTCATTACGGATTGAGTTGCAGACTCATAAGAGCCTTTCTTAGCTAATCTTCCAGAGATACCTCCAGATTTTTCAGCCTTCTTAAGAACTTCACCCCATCCAGGATTTTTATTTACAAGTTTATCTCTCCACTCACCAACTTCAACTCCTAAACCAGGCATGGTAGAGGGATCAGAATAGTCTCTTTCCCAATCAGGATTATCATCTTTCCACTGATCCCAGTCATGAACACTCATCACGACTTCTTTTTGCTCACCAGTTTCTTGATTAACGACAGGATATGTTGCCATATGAATACAATAATAGGTAGTTATTTAGACCCACTCAAGGGCTTCTGAGACTGCAGGGAACTGTTCGGTAAACACCTTCCTACATGCTTCTGCAATTACCATGTGCTCTTTCTGAGTACCATGTGCAGACCTTAGATTAATATAATGAATCCAAGAACGACATGAACCAGTCATATAGATTCTAGTGGGAGTACAAAGTGGTAGTACCATTCTAGCACACTCTTTAGCAACACCCTGACTAAGCATCTGTTCATATAAGGATTTGGCAGAACTGAACAATGTAATCATCTGACGATTAAACTTATCAGTTATCTCAGGATCTAAATCATCAGTAGAATTCTGACGATTCTTTGCATCCTGTCTACGAAGTTCTGGTAATTCTATATCACCTAGAGATGTAGTCTGTGCATACCTCTGAGAGAACTCTTGGAATGTGAAACTTCTATGTCTTAGTATCTGTGCAGCAATAGCACGAGTAGTCTCTATCTCAAGAGTCATTGTAGACTGCTCAAAGACACTCCAATGATTATGCTTGATACAATACTTTAATAGTCCTGCATACTTTTCATTATCCTGATTAGATGGGTTAGATACTCTAGCAATGTATGCCATGAGTTGCTCCGCATCAGGAGTAACACTAACAAGTTTTACAGTCATTCATCATCCTCAAATACTTCATCATAGTCTGCCATTGATCCTACATGCTCCTGATAGTTTTCTTGTTTGTAAGCATCAACATCCGAATAAACTTCAGATTCAAGTTCTTCCACAATCTCTTTAAGAGCCATGACAAGAACTTTTAACTTTGATTTGTTCATTCGGATTGCTTTTCAACTAATTATAGTACAAAAAAAGAGGGGTGTAAACCCCTCCCCCATTTTACTGGTAAATTTTTTCAAGCATTAACAAGTTCTTTATCGAACTTAACACCACGATAAGTCATCTCTGTCTTAGATGATGCTGTCTGGTTACGCTTGTCGTTGGTGTCATACTTAACACCACGGTATGTGACTTGTGCCATTGGATTACTCCTAAAGTAGTTGGATTTTAAGGCCCGTTCCTTTAGTCGGCTTTTGCGTCCTCAAAGCATCCCTCTTCAGTACTCATCTTGACCTGCTGAACTAATTCAGCACGGTTCTCAGTAGAAGGTGCCATTCGAGAAATAATATCCTCGGCACTTTCACATGATAAAAGAGTAGCGATTAGAAATTCCATAAGGATGAACGAT